GGATGGCCAGAAGAGTGGCGTAATAAATTAAGTACTTTTAATCACAAATATTTTGCAACACCACTTACAGATGACATCATAGAAAGAAAAAAGAAAGATAATAAAGATTATGGTTTTAAATGCACAGAAGAACCTATGTGTAATCACTGTGATAAACAACTATGTAAGACAAGAAAGTTTGGTATTGGTACACAATTACTATTTCCACAACTCAGTGATCTACAGATAGTAAAACTAGATCCACCTATTTACAGATTAAATGTAGATGGAGAAAGAGTAGAATTAAAATCAGAACAATTACAAGAGCAGAGATTATTTGTGAGAGCATGCATGGATCAAATACATAAGTATCCTCCTAAACTGAAACCAAAAGACTATGATATTATGGTAACAGCTTTGATGGCTAATCCAGAATTAGTAGAAGCTCCTGCAGGTGCATCAAAACTAGAGCAGTTATCACAACACTTAGAAAACTATTGCACAAGCAGAACTGCAGAAGGTGCAACAAAAGAAGATATGGAGTCTGGTAACGTGTGGAACAAAGGTGGTTATCATCACTTTATATTTGGTGAGTTCTTCCATAAATTTTTACACAGGCACAAGTGGTCGGAAAAATATGATGTTACAAATTTTTTACTTACCGAACACTGTAATTGTGAGGTCGCAAGAATGACTATAGGTAAAAAGAAAATATCTGTTATAAAGTTAAAAGAATTTGAAAAAGAAGATATGAAAATAAAAGAAAGAGTATTTAAACAGGAGGATGCGTTTTGAAAACTATTGTCTTGGGTCCACCTGGTACAGGTAAAACTACAACACTATTAAACGAAGTAGATAAGTATTTAAAACAAACTGATCCTGATAAGATTGGTTACTTCTCTTTTACACAAAAAGCTGCGTACGAAGCTAGAGACAGAGCTATGTCTAAATTTAATTTTAGTGAGGATGATCTACCATACTTTAGAACACTGCACTCATTAGCATTTAGAAGACTAGGTATAAAAAAAGATGATGTAATGCAAAAGAGACACTACGAAGATCTAGGTAGAAAGATGCATTTGATATTAGACTATCATGAATATGATAACGAACACTCTGGTTTGTTTACAACTAAAAGTGATCTATTACGTATTGTACAGATAGCAAGATTAAGAGGTATTACACCAGAACAACAATATAATTTAAAAGAACATACACAAGATATAAAAGTAAAAGATCTAAAACAATTTGTACATGATTTAGAACAGTACAAGAAAGATTATAACTTAATTGATTTTACTGACATGATTACAGAGTTTGTAAAGATGGATAGGTCACCAAGATTTGATGTCGTATTTATAGATGAAGCACAAGATTTATCACAAACACAATGGGGCATGGCAAAATCTATTTGGGATAAGACACAAGATACATTTATTGCAGGTGATGATGATCAAGCTATATTTAGATGGGCAGGCGCAGATGTGGATAGTTTTATAGCACAGACGGGTAAGGTGATGCAGCTGACACAGTCATACCGAATACCGCAGGTAGTTCATGATATTGCATCAAAGATAGTAAACAAAATACAACATAGATTACCAAAAGAGTGGAGACCAAAAACGCAAAGAGGTTTACTTTCATATTATGATGACTTCGAACAAGTTAACATGAAACACGGCAATTGGCTAGTGTTAGCTAGAACTAGATTTATGTTAAATGATATTGAAGAAAGTCTGTACTCTCAGGGATTGTATTACGAGAACAAATTTAAAACAAATAAAGAACATGACTTGTACAAAGCTATAAACGATTGGGAAAATGTGCGTAAAGGTGTGGGTATAAATTACGATCAAATTAGTAGAATAGCATCTTACATGTCACCAAAACATTTTGAAAAAAATTGTTTAAAGTATATGGATAAGGACGCCGTGCATGACCTGGCTGGACTAAAAGAAAGAATGTGGTTAAAGACAGATAAAGTTTGGTATGAAGCTTTTGATAGTGCACCACAGAAAAAAGTAAGGTATATAAGAAGGATGAGGGAGAACGGTGAGAAATTAAATTCTACTCCACGTATTATTTTATCAACAATACACGGAGTAAAAGGTGGTGAGCAGGATAACGTAGTTCTCCTGACAGATCTATCAAGAAACACATTAAGAAACTACGAACTCAACCCTGATGATGAAAATAGATTGTTCTACGTTGGTGCAACTAGAACTAAAAGTCATTTACATATCATTAGACCAAAAGATAATTATAAAGGATATAAAATATGAAAACAGAACAAGCACTACAACTAGCAAAAGAATTAATTGCTGGACCTAGAGCAAAGACTTACGGAGATAAAATAAGAAATCATTGCAACATAGCAAAACTATGGACAGCATATTTAGACAAAGAGATAACAGCACACGATGCTGCTGTAATGATGGCTTTGTTAAAAGTCGCTAGAACAAAATTTGGTGAGCCAACTGAAGATACTTATGTTGATGCTGCTGCATACATGGCAATAGCCGGTGAATGTAAACATGAGGGTGATGATGCAGATACCGATATTTAAACCTCAAACAGAGTGGATACCACCAACAGACTTTCCTGATCTAGGTAAGTATGATGAGATTGCTATTGACTTAGAAAGAAGAGAGAAAGGAGATTGCACACGAAGGTGGTGGCAACATGGATCGTAAGATGGTTTTAAAATGGTTACAAGATCAACTCAATACACCAGCCACAAAAATATTTCACAATGCGATGTATGACGTATGTTGGTTAAGAGCGTTGGGTTTAAAAATAAACGGAACGATTGTAGATACAATGATAGCTGCATCGTTGATAGATGAGAATAGATTTAGATACGATTTAAACGGTATATCAAGAGACTATCTTGGTAAAGGTAAAGACGAATCACAACTATACGAAGCTGCAAAGTCTTGGGGTGTAGATCCTAAAGCAGAGATGTATAAGCTGCCAGCTATGTACGTTGGAGCTTACGCGGAGCGTGACGCCCAACTGACATTGGAGCTATGGCAGGAGTTTAAAAAAGAAATAATGCATCAAGATATTGGAAACATTTTTGAAATGGAAACAAAACTGTTTCCTGTTCTTGTTGACATGAGATTTTTAGGAGTACGTGTAGATGTAGAGAGAGCAGCTAGAGAGAAAAATAATATGGTTGAAGAAGAAAATAGATTGTTAGGTGGTATCTATGCTGAAACAAAAGAAGATGTACAGATATGGGCTGCAAGATCTATTGCTAAAGTGTTTGATAAGTTAGGTTTACCTTATGACAGAACAGAAAAAACAGGTGCACCAAGTTTTACAAAAAACTTTTTGGCTAATCATCCACATCAAATTGTACAAGCTATTGCAAAAGCAAGAGAGATTAATAAAGCACACACTACGTTCTTAGATACAATATTAAAATATTCTGGCAAAGGTAGAATACATGCAGAAATAAACCAGTTACGTGGTGACAGTGGTGGTACAGTGACAGGAAGATTCAGTATGAATAATCCAAACCTACAGCAGATACCTGCAAGGAACAAGGATCTTGGACCACGGATCAGAAGTTTATTTATACCAGAAGAGAATTGTAAGTGGGGTTGTTTCGATTACAACCAACAAGAACCACGTCTTGTTGTGCACTACGCAGCATTACAAGGTTTCTATTCCGTAGAAGATGTTGTGGACGCATACAAAGAAGGTGATGCAGACTTCCACAAGATTGTTGCAGATATGGCTGACATACCTAGAACACAAGCTAAAACAATTAATCTTGGTTTGTTTTATGGTATGGGTAAAAACAAATTACAAGCAGAGCTGGGTGTAAACAAATTACAAGCTGAAGAATTATTTAAACAATATCATACGAAGGTGCCATTTGTTAAACAACTTATGGATGCTGTGATGAGCAGAGCACAGCGTAAAGGTAAGGTGCGTACGTTGCTGGGTAGACTGTGTAGGTTTCATTTATGGGAGCCAAATCAGTTCGGTATCCACAAGCCATTGCCTCACGATGATGCGCTCGTGGAACACGGACCAGGAATCAAAAGAGCATATACATACAAAGCTTTGAATAGATTGATACAAGGATCCGCAGCTGACATGACAAAGAAAGC